ATCGCAGTAACCGACGGTAGTTCCATGGTACCGGTTACATTAAAGCATTCTCCTCCGATGTCTACGTAATCCGATAGCATCCCTATTGTTCCATGATACATAAAATTGACCAACTCACACTCACAGAATATAAACCATCAACTCCCTATACTATTTAGCATGAATCCTGTCGAAAAAATCTTCAATCCATGGAATCCAAAGAATCGGGAGGTCACTCCATCGGATGTCATTCCGATTCTTAAACGATATGGCTGGAAGGGCCGTTTTAACAATTTCAATCTGTTTGCTCAAGCGTGTTGCCACAAATCGTATGTAGATCGTCCTGAGCTCTGGCAAGAGCAGGCGGAGAATGGGGAGGAGATTATCATTGCGCCACGTCCTGACGATTGTATTCCGTTACGAAAGTGTGATAATGAAGAGCTGGAGTACTTGGGAGACCGTGTACTAGGTCTCGTGATTGCATCGTATGTCACGAAGCGTTATCCAGGACAGGGAGAGGGTTTCTTGACCCGTATCCTTTCTCGTGTCGTCAATAATAAACAACTGGGTAAGATGGCAAAGGAAGTGGGTCTGGGGCAATGGATCATTCTAAGCCGTCATATGGAGGAAGTATGTGATGGCCGTAATAATCTGCGCATTCTAGGCTCGATGTTTGAAGCTTGGTTCGGAGCGTTGTATCTTCAGGAAGAGGATGTAGGAAGAGGTTTACAGCTCTGTAATGATTTCCTGGTACGTATTATTGAAAAACACGTTGATTTTGTCCAAATCATTATTGAAGACACGAACTATAAGGACCAATTGCTTCGTAAGTTTCAAGCACTGTATCATGTTCCGCCGCGATACAAGGAGATTACTGTGGTAGGACCGCCGCACGACAGAATCTTTACGATGGGTGTAGTGGATCCGAATGATAGGATTCTGACCACGGCGACGGCGAGAAACAAGAAGGTGGCAGAACAGGAGGCGTCAAGAGCGGCATTGGAACTCTTAGGCGGGGACGTTCCGTCCTCGCACCCCTCAACCGATAAGAAGTAAACATCTATTCACCTTATTTTTAGTGAGAGGGGTCTTCTAAAAAGCATCTTATTTTTGGGAGCTTTTTTCTAAAAAGCGCTTAGTAGAATGGACGCCAGTAAGATCACTGAACTGCTCCAAAAGCAGAATACTGTGTATCTCAATCGGAGTAACACGGTGGACTCCAGTACCATGACATGGAAAAATCAAATCCAGTCATCGAAGTACATTAAGGGAGTGGCTACGTGTACTGGTCTTCAAAATACAGATGTTCCGACGCAGGCGGTGTGCCCCAACGGAGATGGAACCTTTAACTTTGGTGGAAGGGGGAAGGGAATCGCATTGGCTACGGGTTCCTCTCAGCACGTTCTAAATGTATATGCGGGTGCCGCAGGAAGCGCAGCAGAAGTCTATTCATCTGATAAGATTCTGCTACAAAGAGCGGGACGCGAATACTGTGCGGAACTCATTACGGATCAAGCAGCGTATACTGTTTTTCCGAGTTGTACGAGCGTGAATACAAATGGACCCACTTCGAGTAACCCCACTCCCACGGTGAATAATCAAGATACAAACCCCTATCTGCCTCCCTTTGATACCTATTACAAGTTCAAGAATCCTCAGATCTCTTCTCCTATGCCTGATAAGAACCTGAAGCATTTTGTCAAGTATTGCAATGGTTGTGTGATAGAACCAGTGGTCACTCGATATGGATGGCCCTTACTTCTGGTAGGCACCTCGGGTTCTCTAATTATGTCCAATTCGGTTGCCTATAATGGCGATAGTGTATTCGTCGCGGGAACATTTAGCGGTACCGTTAAGGTATATGATGGTACTCCTACGCAACCCTCTACTGACGCACAGCCTGCGATTACCATGACATCCGCCACCACAAATCTGGATGCGTTTTTGATCAAGTATGATCAATCGGGTAAGGTTCTATGGTTTACGACGATGAAAACGGTATCGGGTACACAAACTACTGGCTATAGTGTAGCGGTTGATGCGACGGGTGTTTATGTATCGGGCTATATGGATGGTGTTGTTAATTGCTACAGTGGAATTTCCAGAGATTTGTATTTGATGTATGGACCGGTTGTTAAAACTCTTTCTCCATCGTATGCCGCATTATTTGTGATGAAATATAACCTAGATGGGTATTTTCTGTGGGCGACTATGATGGATGGCATTATGAGTCAGAGTGGGCCAAATGGTCCTGAAATCCAGCCGACAAACATGAGTCAGTTATGTATTGATGGAAAGAATGTCTACGTGGGCAATTCGATCGATCCAAATAGCACACTCGTGAATGTATACAACGCAGATGAAACCCTTGCTCTCACCCTTACTAGTGGTGGAAATGGAGATTCACAACAGGGAGTTTTAGTACAATATAATGCTTCCACGGGTCTAACCAATTGGGCGACATCCCTGACAGGAGATATTTCAACACGCAATGGTTCCAGTAATGTGATTGGCATTGTATGCGATGTTAATAATGTATATATGACTGGGTATTTTAACACAGCGGTGAATGTATACCGCGCGGTTACACCTGCTAGCCCGTCGTTGGGCGCATCTCAGGCCACACTCAGTAATGGTTCCAATAACGGCGTATACATTGCTGCGTTCAGTAAAGCAGGAAATGTGTTATGGGCAAATCAAGGAAATATCGCGAATACATACTTTATTCCAATGGGAATCAAATTGACGGTAGACGCAACAGGAGTGTATATGATTGTACCATTTCCGGAAGTGATTTCATTTAATAATAATCCCCAACCGATTGGCGGAGGTTCATTTAAGCAATTGATTAACACAGGAGGATCCAGTACATATAATATTGGAATTGTAAAGTATTCCTTGGACGGCTATCTCACATGGATCAATAAGATTCTGAATGTAGATAATGGATCAGGAAACATTTATAGCAATGGATTTGGTCTATCTTCGGATGGTTCTGCCTTGTATGTAACGGGTGGATTTGGAGCCAATACGATTGGATTGTACAATTCTTCTACATCAGGTGATCCGACTCCACAAGCCGCAACATTAAGTACGGCAGGCGGAACGAATACCAATGTATTTCTGATTAAATACACACTGTTGGGCGCTCTCCAGTGGTCAACCATCATTGGTCGAAATTCGAGTTATGCCTATGGATACAGTGTAGCGGCAAATACAAATGTTCTATATGTTACTGGTACTGCCAACGGGCCAGTAGATCTGTATAACGCGAATGGACTTTCACAACCTACTAGCATTGCTAGTTCGTTGATTCCAGGCGCGGGTACCTATTTTTACACGTATGTTGCGAAATATGACTACAATGGAAAAGTGCTATTGGGATAAACATCTTGATTTTAACACAATGTGTTATGATGAAGATATCGTTTCTAAGGAGATAGTAGATGGCATCCGAAGCACCTGTAAAACCAAAAGGGGTTGTTCCAGGAAGAGCCACGGTGATTAAAATGGCCGATCCGGCCCTAATCGCCCAGTGGAGAAAACCCGCTCCTGCGGGACAAGTGGAAGTATCCGCACAACAGCCATTTCAAGGGTCGAAACCGGTCCCTCCGACTACCGTTTCAAAAGGAGTTCAATCGAAGGGAGTGCGACCAAAAGCAGTAAAAGCTGCGGAACAACCGATTAAGAAGGATGTTCTTAAAACGGCCGATATGCGAGAACGAGCTCAAACACTTGATGCGGCGGCGCAAGAGTTTCTTCCTAATGAGTTGAAAGCCTATCAAGTGGATCAACATACCATTGAGTCTACGAATCCCTATTTGACAGATACCACGATCTATACTCCACAGACTCGCAAGAGTTTTTACAAGTTCATTACGGATAACTACTCTGAATCGTTCCGACTTGCTCATATGGAAAAGGGAAAAGCGATCGATGAGTTCGCCTGTGCGAAGTTGGAACAAGCGGAAGGCAAACAAGTAGAATCGTTTTTGTATCAGAAGTTCATTCGTGAATACATTCGCAATGCTGGACCGTATCGTGGCATTCTTGTTTATCATGGTCTTGGTTCAGGTAAAACTTGTTCTGCGATTGCGGCAGCAGAGGCACTGTATGGAACATCCAATAAGAAAATCATTGTGATGACTCCGTTTTCGCTTCGTGGTAACTTTATGTCTGAAATATCGTTTTGCGGTTTCCGTCATTTTAATGTGTTTAATCATTGGGTGAAGATCCCGTTGACTCCGTTTGGAACTCCGGTTTTTAGCTATGCGACGTCGGTCCTTTCAATGAAGCAAGAGTATTTAACAAAGAAGGTTCTTTCACGCGCGGATCCAGAGCGTCGCGCGATTTGGGTACCGGATTTCACGAAAGAGCAGAATTATAACGAGCTAACACCTGAAGATCGCAATGATGTTCGCGAACAGCTGACGCATATGATCGATTCAAGAATCAAGTTCATCAGTTACAACGGTATCACCGCCGCAGAGCTGAAACGATATGCGTGCTTGCCAGATCCAGATACGGGAAAGCCGATGTTTGATGATGCCGTGATCGTGATTGATGAGGTCCATAACTTGTCACGTTTGATGCAAGGTCAGATCATGCCATACATCACGGAGCGTGAAGGATCCAAACGTAAGATCGAAGCGGAACCGATCGTTCCAGGACGCTGGGAGCCAAAGTTATGTGGTAAGTCGGAGAATTACAAGCGTGCGTATCTCTTCTATCGTTTACTTACGGATGCGCGTAATACGAAGATCATTGGATTGTCGGGAACGCCGATCATTAACTTTCCAGAGGAGCTGGGTATTCTGGCGAACGTGCTGGGAGGATACATTGAATGCGCAGAGTTCTCGTTACTCTCCACCAATAAGGCGATTATGGAGAAAGTAAAGGCGATAGCGGAAGAAGAGTTGCGTGTAGACATTGTGAGATTCCGTGAAGGAAACCAGAAGATGGGCGTGTTGATTTCTACGTTTCAGGAGGGTTATGAACGTGCGAATGATGGAGATGCGAAGTTTATTGGTGTGAAATACAATGAAGAGGCACAGGAGGGTATTCGTGAGATTTATCCTCGTATTAAGGCAAAGTTAATCGCAGCGGGTATCAAGATTGAAGAAGATGCGAAAAAAGGCCCGTTTGTGTCGTATCCGCGTCTGCCGATTGATGATGAAACGTTTAAGCGTGAGTTCATTAATCCTATGAATCTGAAGATCATCAATGAAGTTGTGCTGAAGAAGCGCCTGTCGGGTCTGATTTCGTATTATAAGGGTTCGAAGGAGGAGTATATGCCGCGTGTAACCAAGGACGAGATTGTGAGGTGCGAAATGAGTGATTATGTGTTATCGGAAAAATACACCGAGGCGCGTACCACGGAGATTCGTGGAGAAACCAAGAAGGAGAAGGGAACGGATGATGTATTTGCGGCGGTGGAGATGTTTGCGAAGATGAAGAATCCGTCCAGTTATCGGTTTCGAAGCCGCGCGCTTTGTAATTTTGCGTTTCCGAAGGGAATTGAGCGTCCGTTCCCAGGAACACGCGAGGAGGAGATTGAAGAAGAGGCTCAAGTGACAGAGATAGTAGAGGACGCATCAGAGGAAGTAGCAGATGTGGATGCGGATAAGGAGGCGGCAGCGATTGTGGCGGCGGAAGAGGAGGTAGCGGAGGCGGTATTGAATGGAGCACCCGTGGAAGAAGTACCTCCGCAAGCGCCATTGGCGGAAGCACCATTACAAGCCGAACAGATGGGTGGTGAAGGATCAGACGATGAATCAGATGATGAATCCAATGAATATAAACCCAATGAAATGAACGATACTGTAACAGTGGATGAATCATCAAGTGACGAGGAGAATGAAGAGAATGAATCATCAAGTGACGAGGAGAATGAAGAGAATGAATCATCGAGCGACGAGGATTCAGATATGCATATGGAGGGTGGAGCAGATGACGAATTGATGGAGCGTGCCGTTCAGTTTTTGAGAACACCTGAAATGGAGGAGAAGCCAATTG